CAATAATTCAATCCGTTCCTCCATTCCTCCTTCTATTTTCTGTGGTTTAGTCATAGGTTTTCTTTCATTGATAATTCCTCTACTAATTCTTGACACTTCTCATACCAGAACTTCCCTAGCTCCCTTAGTTGGCTGTTATCTTTTCTCATTTCCTCCAAAATACTAGGCGTATCGGCAAAGTCTATGTCTGGTAGCTCATCCAAGAGGTCTTTGGCTTCGTCAAGGTTACGATAAGCTCTTTTGAGGTAAATGGTTTGTTTCCTCCAGTCGTCTATTTCTTTCAGGGCTTTGTCAATGTTTGGGCAGGTATTCTCTGGCACTTGCCCTACTTCACACTTCCAATCAACTAACTTTGCTTTCCACGTTTTATTTTCCATACTCCTTCTCCTCTATCAAATTATTAATTAAGGATGTAACTTGGTCTAGGCAGTCGTTGAAATCCCTTACCTTGCAACCACAACCACCATGTCCATAGTCCAAATCACATTCACACAGCTTCTCTTCTAGCTTTTTCGGCATATTCTCTCTTACTTCCTCAAGGACTGACTGGCGGAGGGTGGAGGCAAAGTTGATTAGTTTCTTTTTTCCTTCAGGCCATTTGTTGTGTAAGTCTCCCTCGTAACATCCACAAAATTCAGCATCTTCGTCTGGAAACTCCTTATTAATTAGTTCGTCTATCTCTTTTGTTTTCATAGTTCAACTAATATTGCTGATAATATAAGGGCGGTACAGAATCCCCAAACAAACATTATTATCTCTTTTGTTTTCATATATTCTTAATAAATTTTAATGCTTCTTCTTCACTTAGACATACTCCACTGGTTAGTAAGATGTTGACTCTCTCTTCTAGTGGGATGTCTCGTGGTTTGAATCTTTTATCTTCCATTCCTTTTCTAGTATTTTTGTACCATCTTCTGCTGTACTCTCGGTTACATTCCAAACAAGTATTTATTTTTCCTTTTGGTGATCGTCTTGAGGTTACAAACTCAGACATATCTTTTGTTTTTTTGCAGTGGGAGCAGGTGTTAGTTGGCATTTGCTAGGTCTCCGTTTGAATACGCACAGCTTAATAATTTCTTTCCAGTGTTAAAGAAGCAGTAGACTTCGTTTTGTGTCCAGCCAGCATTCAATCTTTTCTCTATATACTGCATTATGGTGAGTTCTTGATCCCAATCAGACTTAAAACAGAATCCTTGCAAGGCTCTGTATCCTGTCTCATTAATCATTCCCTTATTTTTGCAAGTTACAGCTAAACCCTTGGTTCCGTTGTTGGATTCAACCCAGCGGATTCTTTGGTACATCTTCCAAGCCTTAGTATCTTCTTTTCTTAACTCAACTTCACTGGCCTGTACTTGGGGAATCATAGACACTCTAGGATCGGCTTTGGGTAAGTTATCGGTATAGTTTCTGGCTAATGCCCAGAGTACTGTTAGAGTCATTAAAATAATCACTGAGTACCAGATTTTCTCTGAATACTTGTTTATTTTTTTAACTGACCAGAATCTAAAATTCTGTTTTAAATATTGTCTTTTCATTTGGCTGTTTAATTATTAATCTCGAAGGCTTACTCACGATCTTCCTCAGTGCAAATCTTTATTAAGCGATTCACAGAATTTCCTAAGTAAGCTTCCGAGATGCCGAACTACTTTCGGCTATCTCAGGCTTTGTGTCCAGTCTTAAAAGTGCTATTAGAGTTAGGCTCTATATTCAATATACTACCTGTTTGACTTGGTGTCAAGTCCCAAATGCAAGGCTAAAGCTCTACTTCTTTGGGCCTCTTTGGTCTTTTTAACTTCCTTCTTGTATTCCTCGGAAATATCTACCTTACCAGCCACCCAGAGACTAACCAAAGACACTAGGATAGTGTTTACAACCAAGTCATCACTCTTGGATTTAAACTTACTTTCTAAGGCCTTTGGGAGTCTAAGTGTAGTTCTCATCAGAGTTTATCTGCGCAATAAATAACAGCGTTTTCCATTTCTTTACTAAAATCTTCAGTTCTGTAGTATTCAAAAGCAATTTCCATCAAACCATTTTTCCCGTACACGCTAACAAGATAATCATAAGTACAAGCACAATAAGCCGTGTTGTTTCCGGTTGGAGAACATCCGGTCATATACTCTTCTTCTATTGATACTTGCTTGTCTACAACCTCAACACCTTTGGATCCAGATCTTGCTAATAGCCCAAGTAAAACTCCAACTACCAAAATAAACATAATTGGTCTTTTCATAGTGTAGAAATAATTGCTGATACTAACAATACTCCCAAGATGATTCCGTATATGAATATTGAGAAGGCCATTAGGTCGATCCAATATGCGAAACCTCTTTTAACTGCCTTCATGAAACTGTTTCCTGCTTTTTTCATTTTAAGAGTGTGAATAATTGATAAATTTGGTAGCTAAATGCCCAGAAGGCAAAAGCCGTAAATAGTGATAATACTGCCACCCACATTCTCAAGCGATCTGTTTGTTTTTTCATTTGGTTAATAAATTAATAAACATAGCCATAATGGCGATAATAAATAAAATAAACATATATCTAAGTCTTAAGACCTTTACCCCTTTGCCGTAAGTTTTGCCCATTTCTTTATACTCACGGAAGTTGTGGGCGTTATAGACTCTTAAAATGGTTGTCTTGGATATGTTGTATTTTGTCTCTATATAGTCTACGGACTTCCAATTTTTTGCGTCTCTCCTAATATCGTAGAACTTTTTTCTTGTTACAAACTGTCTTTTCATTGGTTTGAATATTTGTTACATAATTCCAAATGTCCTTTGTAGGCCGAGTCTGCGTCTTTGTAACCATCCATGTCTATTTCAGCTCCGCTTTTTATCTCCCAGGGGCAGCATTTGTGATTTGAATTTTTTGACTTAAATACCATTGTTTCGTAGGTTCTGTTGTATCCAAGTTCTTCCCATCCAGCTTTCTTTTTCCAGTCGTACTCTCGAGCGTCTCCTTTTCCATCAAGTTTAATTCCTCGACACTCCGCTAATATTTCTCTTACTTGACTATCTGGTAAATATTCTCCAACTGTTGAGATTATGTATTTCCCAACTCTAGTATTTAAGTGGAACTGGCATTTATCAGAACAAATAAAGTGTCCTGCGTGTGGCATCCAAACCCATTTGTCTTTTGTTATTTTCATAAACTTGTATTAATAAATAAATATCTTCCGTTTAAATCTCTAATCATTTGGCTTTGTATCTTTTGATCGTCGATTTTAATAGTCCTCATGCTAATTTCCTGTTTAAAATTACTAACTAAGTGTTTAAGAATAAGTCTTTTTATTACTTTGTCTTTTGGACTCCATAGTTGGGCTTCCATTCTTAGTTCTTCTAAGGACATTTCTGATAATCTGTCGGTATATTCTTGCATTGATTGTTCGTTCATTTTAAATCTAGTACCCAATGTAATTGGATTTTAATAAAAGGGAACACGGGTCGAAATCGGATGATTAATTCTCGGTAGGTTTTCATATTAGTTAATAAAAGGCTCCTTAGTATCTCCGTTTATCCATTGAACAAAATCACATCCAGTGTTCTTTTTTAGAGTTGCGTCCCAGTGTGAAGCACTGCATCTCCATAAATTCTTTCCGCTTGCTGTAGAGTTAAAAACTAACTTGGATTTACACTTAGGGCATACTTCACCATTTGTCTGCTCAGTTCCGATTTTAGGGGTATTCTGAGGGGTTGAGCTATGGTCTGTAGCTCTCTCTCCATCATCATCAACGGCTGGTAAAAAGACCATTGATTGAAGTCCATATCTTCGGGCGTATGTAATGGCACTTCCTAGATCTTGAGGGTTGTTAGCAGACTTACAAACAATGGGTGTAAGGGCGGATATAAACTCACCTGATTCGTGTAGAAGTAAGGTCTCGACGTTCATTCCGTCTACTGGCTGAAGAACTGTGATTCCCTCGGAGTTCAATTCTTCCTTACAAGCGTTGATAACTGAGGCTAGATCTGCGTACTTAGACTTAAAAAATGGATTTGAAGCCTCTTTGGTAACAGACTTAATGTTTTTTTGTGCCTTTAGAAGGCTTTGGGAGATTTTGACGATGCTTTCGCTTTTAGTCATATATTTGGCTGTTTAATAACTAAGTTCAGTATACCATAAGTTGGTGTCATGTCAATAGACAAGATTAATCAAAAACTCACCCCGAAAGGTGAGTCATGAAATTTAACAGCCAAGTTAGACTACGGGTATTTTATCACCCTTCCACGCTTTTAATAAAAGCTGGTCTTTTTTAGATTTATAATTAAACTCAACCATATTTTCTATTGCAGAAACAGAACCTATGTTGCACCCTATCCATCTTAAAACCTCGAGTCTAGCGTCTACTTCGTCTTTTGCTGATAATATTTCCGCTCCGTGTTTTGGGCATTTAACAATATATGTTTTCATTATATTTCGTAATTGTTAGTTGATTTAACATTTTTAATGTTGTAGTAAGTTTTGACTGTTGATTTGTTCTCTACAACTCTTGGATCTTCTTCTGATGGTGAATTAATCATTTTGCCATTCACAAGCCACTCCTTGGCTATTACAGCATTCGACTTGACCCTTGCCATGTCCATATCAACAAACATAGCTTTATAAGAATCTTTATACAAGGGATACATTGGTGAATCCTCTCTGACTATTTTGTAGTAAATATTCCAATCCGCTATTAAGTTCTGATAATCTATAGCATTCATCCTCTTGTATTTTTTATTAAGCAATACCCACGAGTCTTTCTCTAATTCCTCTATTTTTTTAGAATAATCTACCTCAGTTTTCTTGTACATTTGGTTTTAAGTGATTAATAACATTTTGTTGATAAATTTCAAACTTACGCCTGACTACGCTCATGTTTTGGACATTAACAAACCAGTCTTGTTTGTCTAGCCACTCAAAGTATTTGTCTATGACTCGGTTTGTTTGTTCCTCGGTGTCTGGCTTACCAACTTCCTTTATTAGCTTCTTAATGCGCCTGACTAGGTTGTATGCCTCATAGCGTGGTTTTGGGTCTGTGGGGTTGTGTCCAACTTTTTCTCTAAAAGTTTCTAAAATTCTATTAATAAAACCATCTCCCGCCTTTGGCGTATTAATATTTATATTAATATCTTCTTTACTTCTTATGTTCTTATATTCTTGTTTGGTGTTAGTGGCCTGTTGGTTGACTGTTAGTCGTTTGTTAGTTTGACTGTTGATTTCCTGATATGCATCATAGTTATTTATTGATACTACGCTGAATTTATTAGTAGTTTTGACTGTTATTTCGCCTGTTGATTTTAGCTTAAAAATCGAAGTTCTTATATTTTGGACTGTTAGCTTTAGTTTTTCTGCTAAATGTGGATATGAAGTAACGAGTGACCCCCTATTGACTTCCGTCCCCATCCAAACTCTATTGTCGTGATTAGCTGTAACTATTAAGTGAAAAAAAAGTCTAAACGTGTTTGCGTCGTCATACCACCCCCAATCAGTTATTTTTCTGTGAAACTTAACCCACCCATTATTTTCTTTCATAGGGCAGTTTATAGATTTGTAATATCTCACCTACCGATTTCCAGTCTTCAATATTCATTAAACCAGCCACTCGTTGATCCCGAAAAATTGCTACATCCTTTGGGGGAATGACTGGTTTAATAAATACTTTCTTTGAAGATTTTGAATGTAGCATAATATGATACTAACCCCTTTTTAAATACTTGTCAATACCAATCATTACTTGATTATAAGTAAGTTTTGATGTATTATGTACACATGGATCAATCAAACCAAGTTCTTCTACCAGATGAGGTAGCCAAAATATTAGGAGTTCACAGAATTACCATAAAAAGATATATGGAAAGTAAGGTTAACCCCTTGCCTCATATTAAACTTGGACACAAAACAATAAGAATAATCAGGGGCCAACTAGACGAATGGTTAAAAAACAGGTCAATAAGATAAACATAATCAATGCTATTAATTAACAACGGCTTCGCAAGAAACAGAGAAGAAGCTTTACAATATATTCAATGAAAGAAGAAATAAAAAAATATTACATGGTTAGAGCGGTAGATTTAATAGATAGCTTGTTTGACATGGGCTATTTTGATCGAGAAGTAAAACGCAAAGACATGAGAGCCTTAGACGAACTGGTGGCCTTTGAGCTTCAATCTGTTGCTGATTCAACTAAGAGAGGTATTGAATTTACTAGAAAAATTAGAGAATTAGAAGCCAAGAAGCTTTAAGATATATACAATGAGCCGATCAATGCATATAGTTTGTATGAAATGCAAAGAACACCTGTGGATAGGTCAGAACGAAACTTTTTATTCTGGGGAAGCACACACCATGGAAGCTCTAAGGCAATTTCTTTTAAGACATATTACTTACCAAATAAAAGACATTGATCCAGATAATTACCACGATTTAATCTATACACCAGAACCATATAACGGAGGTGTCGAGGAAATTGTTGGCGGAGACTGGAAAGAGATTGATGCAGACGATTATAAAAATACTTTATAAATGAAAAACTTAAACAGTGGAGGAACCAAGTCGGGGAAGAATAGATACATCGTAACCGCATTAAACAGCAAAGGAGAAACAATACCAAAATCAAAACTACCAAAAGGTTTAAAATTAGTTAAATTAGATATGAGCACCAGAATAGATAAATACTTAGGAGAGGATTACAAAAGAGATAAATACGAAGGAGACTTCCCTTTAATTGAGATTGTATTAGTAATAGTTTTTGCTCTTGCTTGGTATCTGTTAAAATAGAGTTGTGAAAAAGCAACCAACAATCAAGCAAAAGAAAGCGCTTGAGAGAGTATTGGAAAACCATGGAAATGTTAGTAAATCAATGAGAGAAGCTGGATATAGCCCAAATACCGCAAAGAATCCAAAGTTATTAACTGATTCAATTGGTTGGAATGACATGTTGAGAGAATACTTACCAGATGAACTTTTGATGAAGGTGCAAGTAGAGGGACTTAACGCAACAACAATTAAATCATCTTTTAGCGAGCCAGATAAAGAGGTTAAGGATTTTAGCGTAAGACATAAATACTTAGATACTGCTTACAAACTAAAGGGATATCTAATCGAAAAAAAGGATTTTACAACCAAAGGGGAAAAACTAACCTCACTTATTCAAGTAAATGAAAGTAATCAATTTAAGCCCATGGCAGACTCAAGTGCGCAGGGACAAAACAAGGTACAAGGTAATTAACTGCGGACGAAGAGCCGGTAAATCATATTTAGTCTCAGTTGAGATGTTAGAGTTTGCGACTAAAAACGAGAAAGTAGATGTTTGGTATATATCTCCCACCTATAAGCAATCCAAAGCCATTATGTGGTCCATGCTTAAAGAACTAATCCCTCCCGAGGCGGTAAGTAAAAGTAACGAAACAGAATTAATGTTTGAACTTCTTAACGGGTCTAGGATTATGTTAAAAGGTGGAGACTCACCGGATTCTTTAAGAGGTGTAAAGATTGATTTGTGTATTTTTGATGAAACTGCGTTCTTTGATCACTGGGAAGATACATGGAAGGTTATACGACCTACTTTAATTGACTCCAAGGCCTCCGTGTGGTTCATATCAACTCCCAATGGGTTCAACCATTTTAAGACCCTTGCAGAGACTCAGGATAATAATTGGAAGTATTTTCACTTTACAAGTTATGACAATCCATTTTTAGACCGAGAAGAAATAGAGACTATGAAGCGTGAGATGGATGAAGATTCTTTTCAACAAGAAATAATGGGAGAGTTCCGAAAGATGAGTGGATTGATTTACAAAGGATTTAACCGAGACATACACATGATTGATACTCCAGATTTAAGAATGAATTATACCTTTACTAGAGCTTTGGACTTTGGGTTCGCTCACAAGACTGCTTTGATTTACTTTGCTATTAACTCTGTTGGAAGTGAGATATACGCTTTTGATGGACTGTATCAAACTGGATTAACAGAAGAAGATATCGCTCAGGCGGTTTTAATAAAAGACGCTGGAAGAGTAATTAGTAATTCGGTGGCTGACTCTGCTCAACCTATGAGCATTGAACAATTAAGTCGCATGGGATGTAGATTTGATCCAGTAGAAAAAGGCCCGGACTCAGTAAAGAATGGAATCGTTAAGGTGGCCGAGTTGTTGAAGGTTAGAAACGATACAGGGAAACCAACTTTAATGTTTAGCAAGAATTTAACTTGGATAGCTGATGAGTTTGAAAAATACAGATGGGTTGAAAATAAATCCAGTGAAGGAATAAGGGAAGTCCCACTTAAAAGAGACGATGACGCTATGGACTGCATAAGGTACTTCGCAATGAGCTACATGAAACCACAACCCGCTTACCAACCAATTAACAAAAGAAACTGGTCTATAAAATGAACTCACTGCCTACGATTACTTATTACGAATATCTATACACAATAAGCGATCATGTAAGTCCTACAAAACTAATGTACGGATGGAGTAAGTGGGGAGGGGGAAGTAAAGGACTTCTGCAAACAAATAACGATATATGGTTCTGTCAGGCATGCAGAGAGGAATTTCCTAATGCGATACAGTCGTTTATGTTCCCGGTATTCACTAGAGAGTTTGGAAGGATCTGTCAGAGGTGTTTAGATAAGGCTATATTAAAAAGAATCAAAACTCTTTGGGACTTAATGAAAATTGAGAAAAAGGATCATGGAATCTTTGATTGAAAAGGTTTAAGCGTTTAGGATAAAACAAATTTATGAAGAAAGAGATATTACCTGAAGTTCTGTATCACTATGAAATGGTGAAAGAGGACAACAATATTCGACAAACAAGAGAAAATGGCTGGAATGACGTAATAGACGCTTATTGGGGTAAACTTCCCAATGAATGGCCTTTTGATTCTCGGGTTTCTATTCCAATAATTCGCACCTCTCTTACAGAAAAGAATGCAAGACTGATCAATTCAAAACTAAGAGGCAGGCTGATTCCCCGTGAGGGAGGTGATGTTTTGAAGGCTAAAATTAATAACGCAATATTAGATTTCCAATGGGAAAGTGCTAACTACGGAGGCTCGATGATGTCTAAGTGGAAAGAGATGGACATGGACACACGCTTGATGGGGTCTATGTTTGGTTTAACATTATGGAGACACTGTGAATATGTAGAGGGTAAGAAAGTAGAAGTCGAATTTGACGGAAACGAATTTACGCCTTTAAACATGTTGGATTGTGGAATTGATCCTAATTGCAAGAATATTAAAGACGCTAAATGGTTCCAGCACAGAAAGTGGTCAACTATCGAAGAGCTAGAAACTGAGAACGATATTTCTATGTCAGGTAAAATCTATCCCGGACTAGGAGAACTTAAAAAAGTCATAAGTTACGCTAAGGACGGCAAGGGACAGACTCAAGATCGAAGAGACAGTGAATACCAAGATAGGATTAAATCTCTTAAAGGAATACAAGATCGATTGGGACAGGATCGTGAGTTCCCTGTAGTTGAGATAGTGACTGAATACAGACCCGATAGATGGATTACATTTGCTCCTAAACATAAAGTTATTCTAAGAGACATCGAGAATCCTTATAAACACGGAAAAATCCCTGTAGTTCAGTTAAATTACTACAAACTACAAGACGATCCAATTGGTGAGAGTGAAGTGGAGCCTGTTCTTCCCTTATGGAGATGTATTATGGCTGTCGTAAATGCTTATTTAGATACGATGATTCTCCACATGAGACCTCCCTTAATTGGAGTTGAGGGGCAATTCAGACAAGAAACAATTAAATACGGATCAGAAGAGGTTTGGGTAGTGAATAATCCTAACGCAATTACAGAATTTAGAGGTAATACTGATTCGTTACAGTACTTCCAAACAACGTTTGGAGCTTTACTTAGTCAGTTTAACAACGCCATGGGAGATCTTTCGCAAGGAACTGGTGCTATGGATCCTTTTTCACCCGACAAGACCGCTACAGAGGTTAAGGCAACTGTAAAACAGCAAAACGTAAGAGATCAATCTAATCAAAACGACTTGGCGGAAGCAATTAAAGACATGATGATGATGTGGGTGAGTAATAACAAGCAATTCTTATTCTCAGATCCTACTAAAAAAGAATATGTTATTAGAATTATCGGATCAGAGGCTTACGCAGCGTTTAAGAAAGCCGGAATGGATGAGATGGTAGTTCCTGATGACGTTATGAGTACTGTAGCTGATATTGTGGCTAATTCAGGTGGTGAGATGACCGATCCCCAAGTTCAGATGTTAATGGAATCCGGTCAGGTTCCTAAATTCCCTATAATCAAGAATCCCAAAGAGAAGAATCCTGAGAATTACGAACTCAAACCCAAAATGGAAGTAGACGAAAACGGCAACGAAGCGAATCTAACCATCGTACCAGAGGATCTTGATGGAACATTCTCATACATAGCTGATGTAAAATCAATGTCATCTACATTTGCTGACGAACAGATGAAAGGTCAGACTCAGGCGATTCAATTATTAACTAACAACCCGGCTGTGTTACAGCTTTTACAAGGTGAAGGATACAAACCAAACATTAAAGAGTTACTTGTCAAAACAATTGAAGGGTTCGGAGACACCGACGGAGAGCGATACTTCTCGAGAATTGAACAAGCAGCTCCAGCAGGCCCAGCACTTAATGGCACTCAACAGCAACCCGGACTACAGGGAGTACCTACTTCCTTACCTCCAGAAATGCTTGGACAACAAATGGCTGGACCCGCTCAGTTACCCCAACCAGAAGGAGTTCTACAGGGCGTACCTCCAGTACAGGGCTAAGGCTACAGTTTATTCTGAATTGATTAACTTTTTAGCCGATCAGGAAAATACAATCAAGACTATTCAAAAAAGATTAAGTCCTAAGAAATCTGCAATATGAAACTCCCACCTATTCCAGAAGAGTCATTTGATGGTGTAAAAGAATCCACAGAGATTAAGTTTGAGAAATGTATGCATGAATTGTATGTAGTATCCGCCAATGAGGTTAGATGTCGTAAGTGTAGCGTGGGATGGACGGGACAGGGTGTAACCAAATTATTGCAAACCTCCAAATAGTTTTAGTAGTGTAAACGCATAGGCGGGAGCGATGCTCACTCCAGTAGTCAGAGCAATTAATAAGCCTATACGCACACTTAACATGAACCCAAACGAAAACGGGCAAGAAATAAATCAAGAGGAGATACTTGATACTGTTATGCCCACAGTAGAAAAACCAGCAGAAGAAGTAGATGAAACCGAAGGTATGAGTGATCGTACCCGAGAACAGTTTGAAAAACTAAAGCAGCACAATGCGGAACTTGCAGCCGAATTGGCAGCATCTAAACAAACCATCCCAACTAAATCTGTGTTAGACGAATTACATCCCATTAATGAGGAACCGGTGTCGCAAGCACAGGATTACCAAATTGATGAAGATGGTACAGTCGATGTGGCGCAACTCAATAGAGTATTAAGAGAAACACAACAGGCAGCTGCTCAGGCTAGACAAGAAGCTCTACAAGCTAAGGCTAGAGCCGAAAGACTAACAAAAGAGAAGCAAGAAGAAACTGTTCACTCTAAATTTCCTCAATTAGTTCCCGGTTCAAAAGAATTCGATCCTGACTTTTTTAAGCGGGTGAAGAATGAATTGATCGGTCAAATGATGGAGGGAAAAGAAAACTACATGGAAGCTGCTGAAACAGTTGCAAAACTATTTAGTAAATCAAATGTAGACGAAGTTGAGAAAAAGGTAGAGGAGTTTAAAAAAACTACCGAAGCTAAGCAAAACATAAATGCAGGGACGGGATCTGCAAACAATCGTACTTATTCAGACGATAATGAACTGTCAAAGAGAACCCAAATGGGAGATCTGGAAGCATTCAGAGAAAGACTGAAAAGGGCGGGATTATAAAATAATTTAAAGACTATGGCAATGGGAATGCAGACATATCAAATGTCAGATCGAAGAGAGGATCTTCTTTCTATCCTCAAAGATATCAGTCCAAACACTGATAACTATTTAACAACTAACTTGGGAACTGGTCCTAAAGCTACTAACACCTACCATGAGTGGGGTGTTTACAATACCGCTAGACCAACCTCAGTAACCGCTTACGCAGAAGGTGCAGACGCATCAGCTGTCGACTTGGCAACCCCTACTCGAAGTGCTAACTTCGTAGTTGGACTAAACAAAGTCGTAAAAGTAACTGGTGTTGCTCGCTTGGTAGACACAATCACTGGAGAAGATGATTTGGCTTTCCAAAAGAGAGAAGCACTTAAGAGACTAAAAGCTGACATGGAGTTCATCACCATCAATGGTGTTGCTGCTTCTGGAGCTTCTGGAGTTGCCCGTGGAATGATCGGTCTTAACGGACTTATCTCTACAAACATTTCAGCTAGATCTTCTGGTACTTCCTTCTCGGAAACCGAATTGAATGACATTATGCAGGAATCCTGGAACGCTGTTTCTAGTGAATACGTTGCTGATGTACTTCTAGTTCCTATGGTTATCAAACGCAGAATTGCTGGCTTCACAACCAACTTAACTCGCTATATTTCCGCAGAGAGTAAAAAACTCCAAGGTGATATTCAAGTTTATGGTTCACAAGTAGGTAAAGACGTTGCTATCATCCCTCACAAAGATGTCAACGCTGCCGCTGGTACCTTGACTGTTTACGCTATCCGTGAAGAGTTATTCAAACACTCATTCTTGAGAGAACCTATGTTCCAAGAATTAGCTTCTAGTGGTGATTACACCCTAGGTCAATACCTCGTCGACTTCACACTCGAAAGCTATGCCGAAAGGGCGAGCGTAAAACGCACAGGCTATAGTACAACTCTATAAGTTATACTTAGTTTGATAATTAGACCAGAGAAATCTGGTCTTTTTATTGGTTTTATGGTATACTGTACTTATGAAACAAATAGTAAAGAAATACACAGTTAAGTGTACTGAGGACAAGTGCGACAAGTTCTATTATGCTAGGGGATTGTGTAAAAGCCACTATAAAATACTTTTGGGTAGAGAGGGCGGGTATGCCAAAGACTATGCAAAGAGAAAAGATCTCCCCGGATTTAAAAAGATGAAATCTGAAAGCGATCTTAAGTATAGGGATAGGCTAAGGTCTGAAGGTGTTTTGTCAGACATGTACAGAAAAACTTATCTTAAAAGTATTTCTAATCCAGAAAATGTAGAAAAAAGAAGAGAAAGAAACAAAGATTATTTTTTAAAGAATAAAGCTATTGTTTCAGAAAAAAATGCTGCTCACGCAAGAAGACTGAGAGACTACTACAAGGATATAGTTTTTAACCACTACTCTAACAGCGATATTAAGTGCGCAAACTGTGGGATAGATGCTTACTCGGTTCTATGTTTAGACCACATAAACAATGACGGAGCTGAACACAAAAGAAGATTAAACAAGCAGGGAAAGAAGAGTCTTGGTACTGCAGATATATACAGAGATATTATTAGAAATAACTTTCCAGACAACTTTCAGGTTCTCTGTTTTAACTGTAACTTCCACAAAGAATTTATGAGGAGATGTGATGAACAGGATGAAAAACTAAAAAAACTAATGGTGTAAAATATACTGAATGACGGATGACATCCTCAACGATTACGAAGTAGCCCCAGACAACGCAAGACGATACACAGCATATCTTTTTAAAGTGTACGAAAAGATGTTTGGCAAAGAAGAGATTACTGATATAAAAACTGATTCCGCAATTGCATTTATAGAAATTTTAATTAGATGTTGGAGAGATTTATTCCCTTACGAATACGAAGGACGATTGGAACAGCAAAAAACCGACTGGATAGTAGAAAGAACTGTACAAGAAGCCAATAAACAAGACGGAGGGTACTTTGTAGCCTCATTCCCTCCTAGACTGTGGGGAATGTTTAGAGTCTTTATGCCAAATGTTAAATGGACAGATAGAAAGAACTCCGAAATACTAACAAAGAACTTTCCAATAATGAAAGGAACTCGTCACTCTATATGATTATTTCAGCTTGTGTAATAGTAAAAGACGATTCAGAACTAGAATCATTTAAAAAATCGGTTGAGTCATATCTTCCTTTTGTCGATGAGGTAAACGTGGTAGCTAATGGAAAAAATGTAAAAGGAATTAAAAAGTTTTGTAAGGATAAGGGACTAAACTACTTCTTTAAAGCGTGGACTGATGACTTTTCTGACGTAAGGAACTTTTCTTTTTCTAAAGCCCGCAAGGATACAGATTTTATTTACTGGCAAGATGGAGATGATGTTTTAGTTGGAGCTGAACTATTAAGAGATATCGCCCAGACTGCTCTAGACACTCACAAAGACCTTGTATTCTTAACCTATTGGTACGGATGCGAATTTGACGATGAGGGTAAAATGACTCAAGTTACCATGCAACACCCCAGAGAGAGGCTAATCCGACCTAACTCTAATACCTGGCAAGGAAGATTGCACGAAACACCTGTTCCTAATGGATGTGAAGTATCCTACACTCACGTAAACTATTCAGAACAAATGCCTATAGCTGTTATGCATACAGCTAAGGAATCTAACCTTCCTGACAAGATGGATAGAAACATGAGAATACTAGAACTCCAACTAGAAGATGAGAAGGCTAAAGGCGAAGCAGACCCCCGTACCCTTCTATACCTAATGAAGATCTACAATGAATTAGATATTAAGGAACTGTGGAAGAAGTGTTTAGACTTTGGACGTGAGTATATCGGGAAGTCAGGTTGGGACATGGAACGGGGAGTGTGTTGGGATATCATGGCGCAATGTGTTTCTAAACTAGGAGACGAAAAGACCGCTATTGTGTATTGGTTTAACTCTTTAAGGGAATGGCCGTATGATCCGTTTATTTATCTTCGACTTGCTAATGGGTATTTTAAACTTAAACTATTTAGACAATCATTCCACTGGTTAGAGATTGCTTTGAAACAACAACCGGATTTTAAAGGATCGGGAATAGTAAACCTTAAGGGAATGAAAGTCTTAGCAGCCGAGACAATGCTTAATTTATACTGGAACGCTAAAAGAGACGTTAATAAGGCAGTAGAAGCGGCAACAATGCTTTATAAAGAAGTCCCAAGCCCTACTAATAAGCAAAATCTGGCATTTTTGTATGACATGAAGGATTTAAGTGATACTTGCGAAAGAATTGACAAAACCTGTGCGTACTTTGAGTCGATAGATGATTCAGGAGCCATTCTAAGGCTAATAGAGAGCCTCCCAGCCTCAATTTCTCAGCAACCTTTCGCTATTAAGTGGCTTCAGAAGGTGATTAAGCCAAGAAAATGGGAACCAAACGAGATTTGTTACTTTGCTAACTTCGGGGGGAAGCATTTTGAGAAGTGGGGTCCTGAATCTCTAGAAAAAGGAATAGGGGGTAGTGAAACGGCTGTAATTAGATTGTCTCAGGAATGGACAAAGAAAGGCTTTAAGGTGACAATTTATGCTGACCCAGTTATGAAGGCTCGAATCGATGGGGTAACATGGCTCCCATGGTACTATTTCAATAAAAATGATGAATTTCAAACATTCATACAATGGCGGGCTGCTTCTCTGGCGGGAGTCGTCAAGTGCAAAAAGTTCTTTGTAGATTTACATGATTTGTACGCAGGCATAGATTTTCGCCCAGAACAAATAGAAGCTGTTGATAAATTTATGGTGAAGTCTAGATTCCATCGCAAACTAGGCATGAATATTCCATATTCTAAGGTGGCAGTTATTTCTAATGGAATTGACCTATGAAACCATGGAATAAAAACTACACAGAGTGCATAGTTTGTAAAAAAACAGACTCGAAGCATAAGGGTTTGGGTATGTGTCTTAAATGTTACAACTCTGGAGAAAACAGAAAAAAGATAGCCGCAAGATGGAAGGCTTCCAACAAGGGGAGATTTTGGTATCACAAATATGATCAAGAGCTTAAAAGAATAGCCATAGATTACTATTCAAAAGGGAAAAACTGTTGTGCAGTGTGTGGTTTTTCAGACTCAAGAGCTTTAACAATAGATCATATAGACAACAATGGTCATGCGCACAGAAAAACATTTAGTACAACCATTAACGCCTGGCTGAGAACTCATAAATACCCTGAAGGATTCCAAGTTCTTTGTTGTAATTGTAATTGGATAAAAGAAGTTGAAAGAAGAAAATTATCATCAAGTTATTACAACAATGAATAAAAATCACAAGCTGATTTACGCTTCTAGTTACGATAGGGGTTTGGTACATTTACTTGAGATGTGGCCCAAGATTAAAGAGCGATTCTCTGATGCCACTCTCGATATTTATTATGGGTGGAATCTTTTCACAACTGTATATGCAAATAATCCTGAGCGGATGCTCTGGAAGGATAAAATTGATAAGTTAATGTCACAAGGTGGAATAAAAGAACATGGTAGGGTGGGTAAAAAGGAATTAGACGAAGCCACATATGAGTGTGGAATCTGGGCTTATCCTGCTGAATTTAGAGAGATAAATTGTATAACTGCTCTTAACTGCCAGAAACTAGGGTGTGTACCCGTTGTAATCAATCTAGCCGCCTTAGATGAAACCGTGGGATGTGGAGTAAAAGTTTCTGGGGACATCTACGATTCTGAGACTAAGGAGGAATACCTTAAACAACTTATTTCTTTAATGGGTGATGAAAAACGCTGGGAAGAAGAATCTAAAAAGGGAGTTGAGTTTGCTAAACAATATTCGTGGGACAAAATTAGTAATTTGTGGGTGGATGTGTTTAACGAAAAATGAAAACGATTAAGGACAAAGATGGATTTCAATTCCACTACACAGAGATAGATAAGTGTCCTTCGTGCAACGAACCACTACAGCCAATGGCCAAGTTGGGTGATGGATGGAGATACTATTGTTCAAAATGTGTAAGGGTGATTAAATCAGATAGAGAGCTAAAATGAAGCCTAAACTCTTATTCTTATACGAACTAGCAGACAATCTATACGCTCAGGATGGACTACATACTGCTATTGAGATACTAAGAGATGAATTTGATATTACTAAGGCCAATATTAAACAAGGTATTCCAGAATTAAGTGGTTATGATTACGTTTTAGGACATGGTGGATGGTCTGGTAGTGTGGATAACCTAATCAGAGCGAACCTAAATGTTATCCCCAAGTGTGGATTATGTATCGGAGGGAATATAAATCCCCCCGTTTCTCCATTTCTTTATTCAAATCTTTTTTGTGAAACTAATTGGTATTTGCCACAAATTCAAGAACATCCAAACGCAAGAGTGGCCTTTGGTGTGAATACTAATATTTTCTATCCTACAGATAAATCTAACGTGTTTGATTATCTAGGGGTAGGATGTTTTGCTAAATGGAAACGCTGGGAAAGAATGACACACAAAAAAGGCAATCGATTAATAGTCGGAGAGATCCAGAAATACAATCCAATTGAATCTATGGGAATAATCGGATTACTAATTGCTAACGGAGTAGGAGTAATGCCAAACGTTGATCCTTACACACTGGCAAGACTCTACAATGCTTCTAAAAAGGTTTATATCCCAAGTACTGATTATGGAGGTGGTGAAAGAAGTATATGGGAAGCTAGGGCCTGTGGGGTCGAGGTTGAGTATGAACCAGACAACCTTAAACTAAAAGAATTAATTGATAGTCCTGTAAAATCACATATAGATTACGCCAAAGAATTATTAATTGGAATAAACAAATGCTTAAAACAATAGCAATCACTGGTTTGGACGGATTCATCGCACAATATGTAGTAGAAGAAGCTCAGAAACGTGGATATAAAGTAGTAGGTAATAAACGAAGCAATGAGGAAAATCCTATACTTAAAGACGTAACGATTTACAACATAGACATGCGAGACAAAGCTGGGATTTTCTCAATGATTCAACACTGTGATGGGGTGATTCATTTAGCAGGACTTTTGGGTACATCAGAGAACCTTAATCAAGCTGAATTAATGGAAGAAGTCAACGTAGGCGGAGCTTTGAATGTTTTAAACGCTTGTAAGAACTTTTACACCCCTTGTGTGATGATTGGTGTGGGAAATAGCATGATGGAAAATACTTATTCAATTTCCAAGACCACAGCCGAGAGATATGGGCTTATGTACGCTAAATATTTAAATTCTAGGGTCAATATCGTGCGTGCATTAAACGCCTTCGGTCCCAGACAAAAGTTCGGCAAAATAAACAAAATAATCCCTACATTCATCAATAAAGCCATAACAGATCAAGACATAACTGTTTACGGAGGAGAAAAGGACTGTTCTGATATGGATATGGTCTATGCGGGAGACGTAGCTAAAGTTTTACTAGATGTATTAGAAAAGACTGACAGAAATGAATCCAATGCAGAAGTTTACGAAGCCGGAAGTGGAATAGCTTATCCCGTTTACGATATTGCCAAAAAAATAATCGACTTAACTGAATCCAAGAGTTCTATCTTAGAAGTCCCAATGCGAGGCGGAGAAGATAAGAGTGTAATAGTAGCTAAGAATCCTTATCCAATAGAATACAGAGATTTTGATGAGGTGTTAAAAGAAACAGTAGATTATTATGTTCAAAGTTCAAATTAACTACGATTACAACAATACTCCTTTGTCGTGTGGAAACATGCTAGAGAGTGCTTTTAGAAGAAGAAAAGATATTGAAGTCTACAGATGGGGAGAAATAGAAACTAATAAATGTGATTTTGTTTTAAATACAGAAGCTCAATTTGCCAGACCCCACGATGGTCAAATGACTGCCTGGTGGGATATAGAAGCCTGTTCGTATAGAGTAATGGGGGAAATGAGTTCGGATATAGTCCTAGCTCCTTATACCTACGCCTTAGAAGATTATCCAGATCATGCCTATTTCTTTCCTTTTGCCAGCTCACCAGAGTTTAAATATTATCCTTGTGATTATGAGTATGACCTGATGTTTATTGGCCGGGAAGATATAAATAGAAACGAACGTGTAAAGCTTCTAGACTTCCTACAAAGCCAACCAATAAATTTTTATAGAGGTAATGGCTTTCCTAGAGGGGAAGAGGTTTCTAGACAACTAAGCAAGTCTAAGATACTACTTCAAAGATCAGGCGATGCTGGAGGGGTGATGGAAACAAGGTTTTTTGAAATAGGGCCAATTAATGTATTAGCTGTAGACATTCACGAGGGTAATAGAGGGGATTTAGAATGGGCTGGAGTACCAGATTATCATTACATTGAATACAAAAACCAATACGAATTATTAGATAAGTTAAGATTTTATATTAAAAACGATAAGGCAAGAGAATTAATGCTTAAAAGAGCCAGAAAGAACTATGAATTGAATCACACTTACGACGTTCGAGTACGTCAGTTATTAGAAACAATTGGATTCTTAAAAGGAAAAGGATTAGAAAAACTATATGGAAAACGAAAAAAATGGGCTGAATGGGCTGAGGATTAAATGGGACTTTTGTTCGGGTAACCCCAAAGAGGGAGAGTCCCAAGCAGAAGGATATTTACATCACGATGTAAATCCTGAAATAGAAGGATTGGATTTAGTCTGTAACTTACTAGATATTGATAAACATTTAAAATCAAATTCAATTGATGAAGCAAGACTTTCTCACTGTCTAGAACATTTTACAATCCCTGAATCTAAGTTAGTTTTAAAGATTTTATTTAAATTATTAAAAACAGACGGGAAACTAACTATCATAGTTCCTAACTTTCGCTGGCACGCCAAATTACTTTTAGAAGGACACGAGGAACAGGCTAATTATTATTGCTTTGGAGGACAATTAGACGAGTTTGACATTCACAAACAGGGCTGGACAAAGAATCGACTAATTAAAGCCTTACAAGAAGCTGGATTTGCTTTATTAAGCTGTGATGACGAGTCTAGTATTACATGCGTATCAATAAAACCATGATTTCAGTTTTAACACCAACATGTAGAGATAATAGCCTTGATTTAATTGAGAAGTCTTTAAAACGCCAGACATTTCGTGACTTTGAGTGGGTGGTAGTCAAACCAGAGGGAGAAAAGCCTAAAGATTTATACTGGACTTTATATCGGGATCAAAATCGTGGTTTGAAGCAATGCAAAGGCGAACTAATAGTCTCACTACAAGATTTTACCTACTTAGACCCTACAGCTTTGGAGAAGTTTTGGAATCATTATATTCAAGAGCCTAAAACCTTAGTAAGTGCGGTAGGGAATAAATATACAGATGATTCTTTTACTGTAATGACATGGAAAGATCCAAGAGAAACAGATAAATACGGATCATATTATCAATGCAACTTTCAAGACATCGAATGGAACGCTTGCGCTGTGCCTAAAGAAGCTATTTATAAGGTCGGTGGCTGGGATGAATCACTTGACGCATACTCAAGTTTAGCTGGGTTGGATATTCTTTATCGTTTAAATGTAATAGGAGGATATGACTTTAAACTTGATCAAACGATTAAGTCTTACTCCCTAGAACACGGACGCTTGCCAAACTGGGAAGAAAACACACCCTTTAAAGGAGTCTGGCAAGAAAAACAAGCCCAGTATAATGCAAACCCTATTCTTAACTATCTATGACTTTAATACAAAAAATAAAACTATTTTTCGGATATTGTACTTGTGGGGGCAAACTATTTACTTGGAGCTTTGGTAAGCACAAGTGTTTAAGTTGTACTAAGACTTATTATTCTTAGTTGAATACCTTTTAATGGTTCGTATAAATTAGAACCATGAACGATCAAATATTTATCCAACACAGATTTTCAATTGAAAGAGATGGCAAAACTTTACAAGATGCTATTTGTCTTCCTGTATCTGATTATGAAAAACTATCTCCCGAAGAAATAGAATCTCAAAAAGAAGAGAGGTTTACTAATTGGATCAACATCCTAAACACCCCTCAGGAGGTCGTAGAACCCACCAAGGAAGACTTAGAAGCCCAACAAGTGAGTATTGACCAACAGATAGAATCATTACAATCTCAGAAGATTGATTTGAGTTCTAAACTAGAACAAGTGATGTTAAGTGAATCCGAGGTATTAGGAAAAGTAGTAGTTAAATAATATGGCAGCAAGATTTTGGGTAGGAGGAACTGGAAACTGGGATGTAGCAGATACTACTCATTGGGCAGCGTCTTCAAACGGTGCTGGAGGACAATCAGTCCCTGGTGCTTCGGATACTGTTACTTTTGATGCTTCAAGTGGGGGTGGAACTGTTACAGTAACAGCAGACCACACTGTTACTTCTGTAACTGGTGGTGCATTTACTGGAACTTTGGATTACGGAACAGATAGAACTATATCCTATACAACCTTTAGTTTCACTGGAACAGCAACGAGAAGTCTTACTTTAGGAAATGCTGCCATAACAATGACAGGTGCGTCTACAACTGTTTGGGACATTACGAATGCTACCAACCTAACCTTTTCTGGAGCGTCTGCAACAATAACCCTCTCTGGAGCGTCTGCAATAATGACACCAGGTGCTTTACAGTCATACGGAACAGTTAGTTTTACTGGTTCTGGAGCTGCTAGAGTCAATAGTACTGGTGCAATTTTTGGAACACTTACCAGAACTGGAACAAACGAAAAAACAGACACTTTTTTAATAAATGGTACTAAAACAGTTACAACGGCACTTAATTTATCTGGTAATAGCTCTATAAATAGACTCCAGGTATTATCAAATACCATAGGAACAGTAGCCACTATTACTAATACAAGTACAACTGTAACTGCATCAAATGTTGATTTTCAAGACATAGCTTTTTCTGTTACCATAGATTTATCTGCCCAAACCGATATTGGTGACGCTAATGGCAACTCTGGTATAACCTTCCCTGCTTCTGTAGCTCAAACATGGAATGGAGCTAGTGGTGGGAACTGGTCAACAAATGCCTGGACTACTCGTGTGCCTTTACCTCAAGACGATGTGTCTCTAGGGGTAGCTTTCTCTGCCTCTCAAACTGTAGTTTCTGATATGCCGAGATTATGTCGAAGTGTAACGTGGACTGGTGCAACTGGTAGCCCCACATGGAACTTTGGAAGTGTAGCAAATTCAATCTATGGATCAATAACTCTTATCTCTGGGATGACCATATCTGGAACCCAAACATTAACCCTAGCAGGAAGGGGGTAACTAAATATGAAACCAAACACTTCTTTTTATAATCCGATGAATATGAGTAATAGAAACTTTATACTTGTCAGCAAGTTTTTTAACACTGCCGTAGACATGGGGAGTATATTCACTTCTAATTGCAAGAACATCCTTGTTGGTAAGTTTAGAAATACCATTGTCTTCACCTTTAAGTTTAATAAATCTGTTTTTAGTATCTCTGTCTTGAGAGTTGTCGGAATAAGTTCCAAGGAAAAGATGGTTGGGATTAACACAGGCTCGATTGTCGCACTTATGACAAACAAGAAGACCATCTGGAATAGCACCGTTGGTAATCTCCCAAGAATAGCGGGTAGCAACTACAATCTTATCTATTCCATTTTTTCTAATATGAAAGTTTCCATACCCATGATGTTTTCCTCTTGTCCAATTCCAACATTCGTTAACTCCTTTTTTGTCAACTTTAGACCAAAACCTTTTAAGGTCATCGTGCAAAATTATCTTAACAGTGCTAGGACTTCCATATCTTTCAATTCTGTGGTTGTGCATAGAGCAATAACCATGAGCGTGAGAAGGTTTGTTACATTTTTGAATAGAGCATACTTTATCAATCATAACATATATTATACTAGCTCGGTAGATATTTGTAAAGGAAGGACAATATAATGGCATATACAATTACAAGTGCTGGTAAAACATTTACGCAAGCCGTAACCATTGCTTGTCCGTCAGGAACTTATACCCTAAACGATTCAATAATATGTAATGGAGCCTTTACTTCAAACAACGGTGTTATAAATTCAAATGGTTTTAATATAACTTCGGCATCTTTTGTATCCAATAGTGGTTTTACTAGGTCTAATTTAATTAATGGGTCAACCATAACTCCACGTGCATCTTCTGGAAATTTTGTATCTTTTTCTGCGTCTGGATTAACTTTGTCTGCAGATACTACATTTTTTGACATTCCAACATCTTCTTCTACTAGAACATTTAATGGTGGAGGTTTAACTTTTGGAACTATAAACTATACCGTTGCAGGTTCTACTGGTGAACTAGACATAA